AGTTTCGCAGTAGAAAAGCTGATGTTTTCGATGTGGACGGTCGGCACCCAAATATTGTCCCTTCTCGCGGAACACCAGAAAAGGGTTACGACTATGCAATCAAAGATGGTGACGTCATCTGCGGGGGATTACTTCGAGGGGACCTCATCAGCGGAAGTAGAGATGGGGCGACTCGCGATATCTGGGCTCAGATTACGAGTGCGGAGGATCGAGAACAGTTTTGGGAACTTTGTCACGAGTTGGATCCCAAGAGTGCTGCAACAGCTTTCACTCAACTTAGAGCATACTCAGACTGGAAATTCACTGTGGCCGATCCAGTCTATGAACATCCCGCAGGATATACTTTCAGGTCTGGACAGTTTGACGGAAGAGATGATTGGCTATTACAATCTGGAATCGGATTATCGGAACCACTCATAGGTAAGTTAATAATACAGTGCCCTGCGGGCGGCAGGGTTGGACCTCTGGGAACGGGGGGCCTCGTCCCTCGGCTTATCCCCCGCCCCAGCCGGCCCTTTCGATAAGGAGGTGTGCCTTACTGATACGTTGATAGGTAGATGCCGGTCCCTTTGTTTATATGGAGGTACAAAGACCGGTAAGACCGTGTGGGCAAGGTCTTTAGGCAGCCATATTTACTGCATTGGGTTGGTCAGCGGGGCTGAGTGCATGAAGGCTGCCAATGTGGATTATGCCATCTTTGATGACATCAGGGGTGGAATCAAGTTTTTTCACGCATTTAAGGAATGGTTGGGGTGTCAATCACATGTTACGGTTAAGTGTCTTTACAAGGAACCGAAATTATTGAAGTGGGGAAAGCCAAGTATATGGCTAGCGAACTCTGACCCCCGTGAGGAAATGAACGGGGTGGAGTGTGATTGGATGAACGGAAATGTAGATTTTATTGAAATAGATAGACCGCTATTCTAGCGCTCATGCCAATACAAACTTGAATTGACAGAAAATGACAGGAGATTGGTAGCAAGTGAGCCCGTGCGAGGGAATAGATAATCTAGTACGAGATAGTCCCCCATGCCAGGTTTGGCAGTAGTGGAGTACTTTTGAAATTCATCCTGTGTTCCACCGATTTCATCTTCACTGTAGACAAGGTTCTTGTTCATTGAGTGCCACATTTTGTGCTTGCGGATGCTTCCGTCATCATTGCCTGAGGCAATAGTCTTGGTTCTGTCGTACCAAACAGTGACACGTGTGGTGTCTACTTGAGCAGTTATCTCGTTCGACCAATCGTCTCCTCGTCGGCCCTTAAAAATGACCTCTTGTAATGCTGTGCGCGTGGCAGGACTTGGTTGGTTGAGAACCCTGGTGTAACCAGAGCTAGTCTCAAGGTATGGGCTGAAGCTGGTAGTGTTTGGAAGCAAGGTGGCAGTACCCTTGAGTGTGACGCATATTCTGCGCCATTGCCAGGGTAGCCCGTCTGCGACTTGGATCTCGATACTCTCTGATAGGCCTCTCATGAAACATGTGGTGGCAGTGCGTGTGGATCTATCGAATACACTGCCTATGTCTAGGCCTGGTGTGGAGGTAGTGGTTGCATCCCGTGCGGTAGCGGCGAATACCATCAGATGACCACCTGGAGTGGCACCTGGGAATATTGCTGGGTTGGGCGCATAGCTGGTGTTCCCAACAGGAGTGGCAGCCGTGATATTAGTCACGTTTAACATCGTGTCTCGTTTCTTCCGGCTTGTGATGTTTAGGATCCTGCGATTGGACATCTTCGAGGATCGGTGGGAGCGTCTCGGTGAACGCCTCTTGGCGCTTGAGCGACGGGCGAATGGGGTACGTCTTCGACCACCACGTGGACGTGTCCGTCTTCGGCTGAAAACACGGGAGCGGGCCATCGTGTGGGGCCTTTAGGCAGAGAAAGCAAAGTTTTTGTGATGGGTCACAACACATTTCCGCGGACTTGATTTTGTTGGGGGGAAGGGAGGGGTATTTATAGTTGGGGTGTGTCCTGTGTCCTGGGCTATAATATTAGTTTGCCCAGGACGAGAGAGAACACACTCGCTTATGTCATTACACATCAATGCCAAATATGTCCTCCTCACGTATCCACAGTGCGGTGACCTCGACGGGTTTGCAGTTATGGACTGCATTTCATCGTTGGGAGGGGAATGCATCGTTGCTAGAGAGTCACATGTTGATGGAGGAATTCATCTCCACGTGTTCGTCGCATTCGGACGGAAGTTTCGCAGTAGAAAAGCTGATGTTTTCGATGTGGACGGTCGGCACCCAAATATTGTCCCTTCTCGCGGAACACCAGAAAAGGGTTACGACTATGCAATCAAAGATGGTGACGTCATCTG